AACGTGGCGGAGGAATGAACCCGCTGGCTCCTCAGCTTCTGCCGTTAGTTAAAAAGGGTTCTTCTTTTATTCCTAAGTCGGGAACTACTACTACCCCTACTGCACCTACACAACCAACAACTGCTGTTCCTGCTGGTAAGCGTGTTGATGTTTCTGGTCGTTCCGGCATGGGGGCTACCGCCCCTGAAGTCCCTGTTGTTACCCCCACAAATCTTGGTGGTGGCGGTACCGGCGGCGGCGGTGGTGGTGCAGGTTCTGGCACTGGACTCAAAGCAGGCGAAGTTCTTTTTGACGGGAAAAAAGTCAAAGTTGGCGGCTCCAAATGGCAACAAATAATTCAAGACGAATTTGGTTCCATGTGGGATGTGTACAACGACAACCCAGAAGTTAAAAAAGTTATTGACCTGTCCGTTAAAGAAGGCTGGTACAACGACACAGTAAAACTTACATCCCGTTTGCAAAACACCAACTGGTTCCGCACAACAGAATCAGCAACCCGTCAGTTCAACATCAAAAAATCTACCGACCCTGCAACACTTGAAGCCGACATCATAAAAGGTATTGAAGACACACGTGCATTAAGCCTTAAAGCAGGTTCCGGTGTTGTACTTGCCGACAGCACATTACGTATGTTGACTGAAAACAAAATCAAATTCGGATGGTCCGACCAGCAGTTGTTGAACTCTATTGGTTCTGAAGCTATTGCTACAGCCCAAGGCGGAGCGCAAGGTGTCGCTGCGTTGCGTCAAGGAACGGTAGCCGCAGGACTTCGAGCGTCAGCTGATGACTATGCACAAAAGGTTGACCCTGCAATGCTTGATATGTGGACACAAGAAATTCTTAAAGGCTCAAAAACTGAGACACAGTTTACGGACCTGATGAAACTTCAAGCCTCGCAACAGTATCGTTCGTTGGCTCCACAGATTGAAAAAGACCAGACAGTAAAAGAAGCAGTCACTATGTATTCAAATGCTGCACAGAATGTTCTTGGTATTGACCCGTCAACTATTGATTGGACACAAGACAAATGGGGTAAGGCTTTGAATTATCAAGACCCCAAAACAAACGAGTATCGCACTATGGATTCTTCAGAATGGAACCGCCATCTCAGGTCGCTACCTGAATGGAAAAAGACTGACGGAGCTAAAAACGCCTATCGTAACCTTGCCTTAACTTTGGCATCTGGATTTGGAAAGACACTGTAATGGATGCTGACGAAATTATCAAAACTTTCCTATCTGCTTACGGCCTTAACTCGCCGGAGATTATCAAAATACTTGACGCTGCACTGCTTGACGACCCTGAACAATTCAACGGTCAATACGGCCAACAACTTGCTTTGATTGCGGTTAGAGGAACAGAGGCATACAAGACACGTTTCAAAGCAAACGAATACCGTATTGCTAACGGGTACACCCCTAAAAGCGAAGATGAAATTATTGGTCTAGAAAACGCATTTAAGACAACTCTTAGAGCGAACAGTCTCCCCCAGGGTTTTTATGACAAGCAAGAAGACTTCAACAATTTCATTGGTAGAGATGTTTCACCAGATGAATTAAACGCCCGTGTATCCCAAGGCTACAACGCAGTTATGCAGGCAGAGCCAGGCACTAAAGCAGAACTCAAACAACTCTACGGACTATCCGATGGTGACATCGCAGCGTTCTTTATTGACCCGACCCGCTTCAACCAGTCAGACGCAATCAAAAAAGCCCAAGCCGCACAGGTCGCTTCTGAAGCCCGTCGCCAAGCAGGGTTCACGCTCGACGTGGCAACCGCTGAATCCCTAGCCACCGAAGGCATCACCCGTGGACAAGCCCAACAAGGTTTCCAACAAATCGGTGCAACCCAAGAACTACTAGGCATGGACCTGCAAGGCGAAACAGCATTAACTCAGCAAGAACAAATCGCTGGAACCTTCGGAACAAACCAAGCCGCAGCACAACGCATCGCCACACGCCGACGCAAACGCCAAGCAACCTTCGAGCAAGGTGGAGGCTTCGCAGGAGCACAAACAGGAACCACAGGGCTAGGCACCGTCGGCCAATAAAATGTGCTAATGTAAAAACGTATCCCGATGGGAGAACCTGATAACCACCCCCTGAGTTATCAGCGCAAAACGGGGTGTAAAAAATATGTAGCCATCACAACCCTCCGGTGTGATGTGGACCAAGGAGAGTGCCATAATGTCAAATTTTGAAGATGATTTCAACGAAGACGACTACGACCAGCCAGCATCTGAAACGAACCCAGTTCGCGCAAGGATGAAACAACTGGAAAAGGAAGCCAAAGAGTTACGCAAACAAGTTGCGGAATTCTCAGCCAGCCAACGTGAACTAGCTTTTGTAAAAGCAGGTATTGACCCTGCTTCTCCACAAGCCAAGTATTTCGTTAAAGGCTACGACGGTGACCTAACTCCAGATGCTATTAGGCAGGCCGCAGAAGAAGCACAACTGATTACACCCCAAACTGTTCAGGAAGACCCAGACCAGGCAGCATGGAAGCAGTCCAATAGGATTGCTGCCGGAGCCGAAACTGCGTCTGAAGGACCATCATGGGTTAAACGAATCAGGGATGCTGCGTCAGCAGAAGAAATTTCCGACATTTTTGCAGAGGCACAAGCCCAAGGTATCAACCTTGGTTAACCAAACCCCCCTCTAAAATTTAAGGAAAAACCCAAATGGCTGATTACTACGCAGCAGAAACAGGCACCTCCAACCTCTCGGTTGACCAGATTGCCTTTGAGAAGTTGGCATATTTTGCCCTTCGCCCAGAAATGTACTTCGACCAGTTCGCATCTGTTCAAGCAACAAACGCAACTAACCCAGGTGCATCCGTCAAGTTCACAGTCTTTGCAGACCTTGCAGCAGCAACCACTGCTCTTGGTGAAGCAGAAGATGTAACCCCAGTCGCAATGAGCGACAGCCAAGTTACTGTGACTCTTGAAGAATACGGTAACGCAACGGTAACAACCGCCAAGCTCCGTGCTTCATCCTTCCTTCCTGTGGACCCAGTAGCTGCTCAGGCTGTTGGTTACAACGCTGGTTTGTCAATTGACACCATCGCTCGTGCCGCACTTCAGGCTGGTACAAATGTCATTTACGCAACGGGTGGTACAGATACCGCTGCTGCTCGTGTTGACATGGATGTTGATGACACCCTTACCGCTAAAGACATCCGTCGTGCAGTGGCTCAATTGCGTGGAGCTAACGTTCCAACAATCGGTGGCAACTATGTCGGCTTCATCCACCCAGACGTATCGTACGACCTTCGTGGTATTACAGATGCTTCCGGTTGGCGTGACTCATACAAGTACACCAACGCAATGCCTCTTTACAACGGTGAAATTGGTATGTTTGAAGGCGTACGCTTCATGGAGTCGCCACGTGCGCCAATCTTTGCAAACGCTTTCAACGGTTCAGGTGCCGCAGGTACTGGTGACTCATACGGAACCCTCATCATGGGACAGCAGGCTCTTGCCAAGGCTGTATCTATGGGTGGCGAGTATGGCGCACAGCCAACAATCGTCTACGGAACAGTTACAGACCTCTTGCAGCGTTTCCGCCCAGTCGGTTGGAAGCACTTTGTTGGTTACGCAGTATTCCGTCAGGAAGCACTCCGTCGCATCGAATCAGCTTCAAGCATCGGTTCAAACGCCGCTTAATTCCCGACAAGGAATTGACTAGAACCCCATAAAGGTTCAACGAAGCCCCTGCCGAAAGGTGGGGGCTTTTGTTATTGTCTAGTTATGACAACTTTCAAACCGCCCACAGATAACTACGTGAACTGGGCATTACCAGGGGAGCGTGGCATCCTTGCCGTGTTAAGGCCAGGTCGTCGTGGTCGCAACGTGTTCAAAATGAACGACGGTTCTTTCACTGAGTACCAACCGGCAGACCAAGAAGATATTGCTATCACCTACCACGGTGGTCATGTCCATACGATTGATGCCACAGAAGAAGCAGACCTTCGAGCAGCTGGATATGGGGATTACATTGAAGCATAGAGAAACACATCCTGATTTGGATGTTGAGGGTTGTTTTGGTTGCAGGGTTGCAGGGGTTCAGATTGGTCCTAACTCGACAACTAGCCGCGGTGAATCGGTTGCTCATATTAACCAGCGCGAAAAGAATTGGCAGAAGGATATGCCTGCGTATAAGCGTTTACGGGCTGAAGGTTTACAGCCGAAGACGATTGATGGTTGCCATGCGGTTGAACAGTTGGCGACTTCTCGCCATCAAATTGAAGGAACTCCAGCTCCGCTTTAGTGCTATTATCTGTGGTGTATGGCTCAACCTGCTGACCAAGACCTAACCATTACTCGTGGTGATACTGAAACCCTCGTTGTGACTATCACGACTGATGGGTCTACAGCTGTTGATATTACGGGCCGTACGTATTTGTCTCAGATTCGTAGCCAGCAGGACTCGACGACTATTAAGGCTTCGTTTACTTGCACTGTCACTAACGCTGCTGCGGGTCAAGTTACTTGTGTTTTGTCTGCTACTTCTTCGGCTGCATTGTCGGCTGGATTGTATTTTTGGGATTTGCAGGAAAATGCTTCGGGGACTATTTCTACGATTCTTTCTGGCAATGTCACGGTTCTCGCTGACGTAACTAGGTAACGATGGCTACGACCCTTATCA